ATATGCTACTTTGTGGCCTGGGTCACTTATTTTCTCTCAGATTCGAGGTGGTAGCAAAGAGCGGAAACTATGTCTGACCAGCGGTTTTGTTGTTCGCCTATACGCGTGCGGGTGCGTGCCCAGGCGCCAAACCGGGGCTTGGAGGGGGCTCGAAAACGTGAACAGTGTTCACGAATTTGGTTGCTTTTTAATGCAACTCGTTAACCTGTTGTTAACCTAGCACATCTGCGACCAAAAATGCGCAGGTCAGAAAGTTGGACGATTTTCAAACAATAAGGTACCTTCAGGCTGCACACCGTTCAAGTATTGTGACCCAGGCCACTAAACACCGTTTTTGAACAGTGTTCAGGCAAATGTCACGAAATGGTCACGAAATGATAAGAATTTCTTAGGTTTGGAGGTGGAGTGACTGACGCCACACTTGATTGGGGGTATTTTTGGGGTATAGGCATAAAAATAGACCCTCCGAAGAGGGTCGAGACTGGAGGTAAAAGAAAAAGGCGGACTCTATAAGACCGCGCGGGCTGCGAAAGTCGAGTACGCCTGCCGGATCGCGGAATCCCGGACGGCAACGAGCAGTTGGTCGCGTTCTGACTGTGTGCCACGCAGGTCAAGTTCGTGCGTGTAGACGCGGCACTGGTTCTGGTGGGTCTGGATTAAACCGCGGGCTTCTGGGATGGCCGCGCAGAAGTCGCTGCCGAACGTGCGGTTACCGGAGCCGACAATAAACACCGGCGTCGGTCCGAACGGCGGGGCTGGGAGGGGCCATAGCTTTTGTGAGGTGAGGACTTTACGGAAACACGTCGGAACCATCGGGCCTTTGACGCGGCTGCCGTCCTCCAGGGTGACGAACTGGCCGTAGCTGGGGACAACCAGCACAACTGTGTCCGGGTCGGCCTCGGCGGGTGTGTTGGTGTTGTACACGTCCACCTCGTGTTGCGGGCTGCTGGGGCTTGGTGCGTGGCGCAGGCTGTCGTAGACGGAGGTGACCGTCACAGGCGTGCCGTGCGCGCCTGCGTCCGGTGTGAGACGGTGCTCCGTGTACTTGACTAGGCAGCGCTGCAGGGGGTTTTTCGCGTAGGCGAGGCGGCTGGCCAGGTCTTTAGCGACGAAAGCGGAATTATTGTTGAGGCTGACGGCGTGAATGTGAACGACCGGCGCCACCGACTCGTAGTGGCGGATGACGGGAACAGGCATTTCTTCTCCTTTTCAAGGACGGGGTTTGAGGGGTCTCAAGTTAAGAATACCCCGACTTTAAGGCCGGGGTTGGTGCTTAGGGTTACTTCAGATGGACGGCGATTTGGAAAACGGCTTCAAGAAGGACAATGAACAAGGCTACCTTGATGACGTCGGCTATTTCAGGTAGTCCCACCGCTCCTCCTTGTTCTTAGCCTCGGTTTCAACACCAACGAGGTAAAGCTCGAAACCATAGCCGTAGAAGCCGTTATCCTCGTAGCCTGCAAGGATGAGGACTTCCTTGGCTTCGGTGCTGGATTCGGTGTAGACGAAAATCTGCACTTTTTCATTGCAGTCACCGATGTCCGGGTTTGAGTGGTAGTTGTCGGTGACCCAGCGGACGTCGGTGATTGCGTTGTTGGTGGTAGCGATCTTCTCAATCCACCAGTTGCCAGTCACACATCCGCCACAGCCTTCGTTGGGGACGACATAGACGGTGGTTCCGTCGTCCAGGACGAGAGCGGAGGTATCCAAGCCGCCGAAGTAGTTCTTTTCACCCGGTCGAACATCAACAATGCGGCGACCAAACAGAAGCTCTTTTAGCGTTTTCGCGCTCAGTTCTTCGTAGCCGAGCTCTTTGTCATAGCTGTCTTGGTATTGGTCGAACATCACGCACCTTCGCTGGGTTCAGGGGTAAGAGTGATGGTCGGGATTTCGCGGGGGAGGTCTTTGGTGTCCGGCTTGGCGCTGACCCCGGCCCGGCGGTGAGCCCAGTCGCAGTCCACGGCCTGCAGCTGGAACTTGTTCGGGTCGAAACTGGACTCTGAGGTACTGTCGAACTCGTCGAACAGGACGCAGGTTACTTCGGAGCCGTCTTCGAGTTTGACGTCTTGGGTTTTGGTTTGAGGCTCTACGGGGGTGTCGGTGTTTGCGGCGCACCCGGCCAGGGCCAACACTGCGGCGGCTGCGGCCGCGGCTGCGGCACCCATTTTGGTGACGGCGTGGCCGTTTTTGGTTGTTTTGGCGGGGGTGGAGGTTGGGTCGGCGTGACGCGGCTGGTAGCCGTGGCCTTTAAAACGGCCGGGGTGCTGTTGTGCTGAGTTAAGACGGTGAGTCATAGCTTAAACCTGCTTTCTCGATTTTCTTGTTCAGTGCCTGGGTGCGGTCCGCCACATATTGTAGGGCGTTCTGGGTTGTGGCTTGTTTCTGCAACGAGCGGATGTCTTGTATCTCCGACAGCATGTCGAATTTGACGCGATCCAGCTCCAGAGCTTTGCGCAGGCTGTCGGCGCTGATTTCGGCGGGCCTGGTACAGTCGTCCGCGGTTGTATTGGGGTCCGTGAACTCCAGGTACGGTCCGACCAGCGCGGCCTCAATGGCGGCGCGGAGGTCGTTGTACGGCATTTCAATGTCTTTGAGGCGGACGGACACCTCCATTGTTACGGAGCCGTTTTGGATAATGTCGTCCACGAGTTTACGCGGAGCGTGCTGGCCTGGTGGCAGGGTTTCGGGGAAACCCGCGTCCCAGCGTGCCTGTGCCAGTTTACCGGCGGTTTCCCGGTCGAAGAATATACTCATTGGTCCTCTTTCTAGGGTTTGAGTTGGTTTGAGCTTGTCAGATGGCGCAGGGGCTTGGTTTGGTTACGGCACCAATGCTACGGCAGCGGTGACGCATCGACATCAACGAGGCATACGCATGGAATTTCACGCGCAGCTGCTTTAGTTGTTCATGGCTGATGTCGAAACCCCTGTGCTGGTTGTCGAAAGCAATGAGGGTGTCGAGCAGATCACCGCCGGTCTTGTCTGCCAGACGTTTGAAATCCGCGTCGGTGGCGGCGCATAGTTCTTTTGTCACCAGGTGGCCGACGGTGGCACCCTTGAGATTTTTGAGGGCTGGTAATGCTTGTGAGCCGTACCACATTGTCTGGTTGTCGGGGCCGGTGAGGGCGATACGATGATTATTATCGTCGACGGCTATCACTGTGCACTCGTGCGGACGGCCCGTCTTGCTGACGAAGATGACCCGCTCACCCTGGCGGATGCCGAGGTCTTCGGCCTTGGCTGTTGTTTCCATTCCTCCTCCTCAGAAGGTCTCTTTAGCGTTGTTTAACAACCGCTTGGTTTTCTTAATGTCTATCTTATCGGCCTTGTCGCCGACAAACAAGTCAATGTCAGGGCTGTGCCCGAAAAACAACTCCTCTGGGGTGGCTAAAGAAAACTTCGGAGGTCGGCGTGGCGGGGGTCTTCTGCTCATGCT